ATGAAACGAAGAAATACCGTCACCACTTCACTCGCTCAAAAACTAGAAACCACGCTAGAAGAAATTGAGCAAACTTCATCATTTCAAAAAGCTACTATAGAATTTTTCAAGCATTGTCGTATTAAAGGATTGTCCTCAGAAACAGTGAAATTTTATCAAAAAGAATTAAAGCAAATCGGTAGAGCTTTTGCTGAAATAACTGTCCCACTTTCAGACATTAGAAAAATAAATACTGTTCACATTGAAAATTTCATTGAGTACCAGCAAGGACTAGGACGAGCAATAAACACCATTAACTCACGATTACGAGCTGGTAGGACATTCTTCAATTATTGCCTAAGAAAAAAGTATATAAACGCTAATCCATTCGATGGAATCCAGCAATTAAAGAAAAGGCACGAAGTAGGAGCAACACTTAGTAAACAGCAATTAAAACGTTTGCTTAACACACCAGATGTATCAAGCTTTGTTGGTTTGCGTGACCTTACACTTATGTTGACCCTAGCACACACTGGGGTGAGATTGACAGAGCTAACGTCACTGAAGGTACAAGACGTTTCATTTGATGGGAAGGGAGCAATCAATGTTCAACGAGCTAAAAACCGATATGCAAGGCGAATACCACTCACAAACCGATTAAAACAAGTGTTGAAAGCATACATCGAGGAACGTGGAGCATTAGATCACGATTTATTATTCATTAATATTGAGAATCAACCTTTAGGAGCACGAACTGTTCAGGAGCGATTGAAACATTACGGAAGAGAAACAGGGGTCGAAAAGCAAGTGGCTGTGAGTCCTCATGCGTTCAGAAGGACATTTTGTCGATTGAAAGTTGAAGCTGGTACAAATATTTTCGTTTTACAAAGGCTTTCAGGTCACCAATCATTAGAAATTCTAAAACGATATGTAGAAATATACGGAAAAGATTTAGAACTAGCCATCGAACAAGGTTTTGATTGAATAATGCTAGTTTAGAAAATTATGAGCTCGTGTTACTATTTAAAAGTTTACAAACAAAAAGAAACGTTCCCCAACAGTTTGCCGACCTAAGGGAACGTTTCTTAAAAAAATAACAACTTCATTATAGCAAGTTTGCTTGATGAAGTCTAAAGGGAGAATTTCATAATGAATGGAATTATTAAACGAAGGAAGACAACTGATTACGCACAGATCCATAACGGAGCACTTCAACAACTTGAGGACGTTAGAAGCATTGGTTTAATCGCTCATTTAATGTCATTACCTGATACTTGGGTAATTTCTAAAATGCAATTGTACAGCAAGTTCGGACGAGGACCGATTACAAACGCAATTAAAGAATTGGAAGCGAAAAAGTACTGGGTCACTATCCAATATCGAGACGGTAAAAAGACTTTGTATTATTACAACGTCAGTGACGTAGCTTTTGACGACAGTGAAGTTTTAAATATGATTGCCGAGGTAAATCAAGGTGGGTTTAAAATAATCGCTATATCGGAAAGCTTTACGCATTTGATTTCAATTGGTGAAAATCAACAATTCAAAAAAACTGATAATCCTGAAATTGTGGTTTCTTCAATTGTCGATTTTGAACAGTTCAAAATCAATTGTTCAAATTCAACTGTTGAAAACGAACACCTATTAAATAAAGTATTAGAAACAAACAAAGAAAAACAAAATAAAGAGAAAGAAACATTTGTTAATTTACAAGGCATTAACAACTTTTTAAATCCTATTCAATTTAAAATTTCTTTAATTGACGCCTGTAATTCTTGCTACAGTGAATTTGCACCCAGCAGATGGAGTAAACAACAATGGCTCACATTAATTGAAACATTCGTTAATGAAAAGATTGAAGATGAAGCCTACATACGAGTTCCAGCAGATAAGATTAAATCCTATGCTTACGCTTCACTTAAGAACATCGCTCATAAAGTCGATTTGAAAAACGGAAAAACTCATTTAAGCAGCACTGGTGAAATTCCATATTACGATTGGTTAAATCAATAGAAAAGTCACTCCTTGTTAAAGGGAGTGACTAGCCAAGGTCTCTTTGCTTTGGCTCAAAGGCAGTGTGCTTGCTCTCATCATAGAAACAAGTTCGATATTGCCCAAAGTATTTCAATGATGGCAACGGGAATTTTTACATTAATTTTAATGTCAATTTCCAACATTGGGACGATTACACCTCTTTGACGAGGCAGTACTTAGAGCTACTAATGCCCCTTGACAGGACATTTTCGGTCCAGACCTCATCGACACTCACGGTGCAAGCACAACCATATTATACCATATAAAATTATGAAACTACTAATTGAATATTAATATTCAATTTTAAAGGGTGAGCAACAGTGAACAAACTTAAATTAATTGCTATGACATTAATAACCGTATTTTTATTTGTTGCTATTGCGTATCAGATGTTTAATGCCATTCTGATAGTCGACCCAGTTATGGAAGAAAAGCTAGAGCATTTTGAAAGCACTGGCGGTTGGAGAGCTCACCAAGAACGTATCGAATCATGGGAAGCTGAAGCTAAAGCAAAGGAGATGCAGAAAATAGATAGTTCAGGCGTAGGGTTGATATAAAAGAAACTGGCTGAGGTATAGAACCTATATAGAAAAAACACAGGAACTATATAACGAATATATAAATAAAAAAACAGCACCAATTCTTTACGAGAAGGTAGCTGTTCAAGGTTTTAGGCTATTTAATTTAAGTGTGTCACAACAAAATACAATACAAGGAAATATGCTTCGGTTTTCACTCCCTTCTTATTACTTATTATATTGTTTTAATAAAAATGGTAAGGAAAGAAACCAAAAAAAATAGACCGCCCAACATAAAGTTGAGCGGATTTTAGCGTATCTCTCGCTAAATACATTAATAAGCTTGTAAACTTCCCTATTGTATATATACACTGCTTGATGAAAAGTAAGTTAGCAAACCGTTGAACCATGCAGACTTTATACACAGTAAAATATCAATTTTACCAATAAAAAAAGACGGAGCACTCGTGAAAGCACTCCATTTAATTATTAAACCGTTTCAGGTTTTTGCACAGTTGAATACCAATCAGTAACTTGTAAAGCTGGAGCTGTTTCCGAATCTACCATGTAAAACACGCTGGCATCTTCTAGAGCACGAACTGTGAACGTAAGCTCAACTGTTTCTTCTTCAACTCCACCTTCTAATGTTTGAGCGGAAATAGCTGGGGGAGCGAATTTAACAGCATAAATTGCATATAAAGTTTTAAAATTGCTACCCAATTTATTGCGTTCAAATAGAATCGCTAACTCAGGAGCTACGTCAGTTGATTTAACTAACACGCCACCAGCGTTTACAGTAGCACCGAACAATGTGTTATATTCTTGAATTGTTAAACCAGAAATTGTTAAAGTTCCTTCTCCGCCATTGAAAACAAAATCATTATAGTCGATAGCGTTGTCAGCGTAAAACTGAACTTGCTCGTAAGATAATTCAGCTTCGATTGATTTTGCACCTTCGATTTTAACAGGTGTTCCGTATGTTGAACCTGTCAAAGGAGCAACGTGAATATTTTTAAATCCACCAAGACGTTTTTTAACCATTTTAATTTTCCTTCTTTCGTTATTTTAGCGTACAAATAAAAAAAAGAGTTGGATCTGCGTTAGCAGACCCGAACTCCATAAGTTTTAAGATTAAGATGCTGGATGTTTCATGAAACGCAATGCGTTAGGGTTAAGAACTTTACCGTCCATATAACCGTCAAGCAATAGCAAGTGTGAACCACGAACAGCTTGAGTTGTATCACCAGTGATATGTTTTAACTCTAAACCTTTTTTAATCATTGTAGCATAACCTTCAGAAAGGTTTCCGAAGAATACTGACTTAGCACCAGCAGCTACGTTAGGCATTGCTTCGTTGATAACGACTGGTTGACCAAATAAACGGTAAACAGGACCGCTTTCAGTAATATCACGTACTAAATGATATCTACCATCAGCATCTGTAAGTTTAGAAATCATGTTGAATGTAGGACGAGATACTGCCCAAATAGCTCCACCAACATATTCAGGATTCATTGAATTGTAAAGGTCAAGCAAGTTGTCAATAGTAATGCTTGAAATTGTAGCAGCAGTTACAGGAGTTGTAACAGATACTGCGTTAAGCAAACCTTCAAATTCGTTGTTAGCTACAACACCAGTTAGAATTTTTTTATCAAGTGCCATACCGATACGGCGAGACATAACATTGACAGCATAATTAACAATGTCGATTCCGCTATCATTTACTAAATGTTGAGAAAGTTCAATACCAGTAGCAACACGTTTTTGCTCAAGACGAACTTTATCAAGTGTGAAATCAGCTGGGCTAAATGTACTCATTTCACCAATGAAAACACCGTCTGCACCAAGGTCTTGTTCACGTAGGATGTCTAAAAATCCGTTAGCAGGTGTGAAGTTTTTAGTGCGAGAAAATAATGGCGCAACTTCAAAAACTTTTTCAACAATATAGTCTGATAAATTTGCTGGTACAGTGAAAGAACCAGCGTTTTGTCCTGGAGTAGTTACATAAGCAGTTAAGGCACGTAGCTCTTCTCCATCTTGCTTACGAATGAATTGCTCAGTAGCACGAATTTCTTGTTCTAGATTTAAGTTTGTCATTTTAATAGAATCTCCTTTAGGGTTTTTTTCGAGCTTTAAAATTTGCTCGTTAATTGTCCGAATTTCTTCGGCAAGAATTTCACCATGTAATTTTTCAGAACCGTTTAAATCACGGTTTTCTAGAGTTGCAATATCCGCCATTTGTTTAGCGTCTTTGAGCAACTTTTGTTTTTCTTGCCTTAATTCTTTAAGGCTCATTGATTCGTAGTTCATTGATTGAACATTCCTTTCTTCAATTTCTGGGATTTCAATATCAACAGGTTTCAAAGACCTGGCTGAAATTGCTCCATCTGAATAAGCTCCTTGACGAACAGCAGAAACTTCAAATAACGCTAAATCTGTGATTGAGCGTTTGTAAGTTCCGTCATTCAATTTCTCCCAGCTGTCTTTCAAAACTTTGAAACCAAAAGACATATCAGGCACTAAACCGTCTTTAATCCATGTGTGATACCTTTTGCCATAATCGGTTTCAGACAATTTAGCATTCATCAGCAAACCATCAGCAGTTTCGGTTAATGTTAAAGAGCCGTTTTGTGTACTTGCTAAAAGTTTTTCTTTGTCATGTTCAGCCAATAGATCAACCACGTTATTGCGTTTGAGCGCTTTTGCAAATGTGTTTGGCATAATTCGTTCAATGAACTTTTTGCCATCACGAGTTGTTAATTGGTGAGACCATTTGCCTGGCTTGTTTACAATTCCACGACAAAAAAGCCCATCGGAAGTGTTTTCCACTCCTGATAGGCTCACATTATAATTGCGATATTCGTTATTCATTTTGGTTTGTTCCTCCATCCATATTTGGCACTTTCATTTCACCAGTTTTAGGATTGTATAAAGCATGAGCAATCGTGAATTTAATGAAATCATCATCATATGGTTTTTTATCCAAAGCTGAACGATATTCATTAAGTGTTATTGCTCCGTCATTTAATTGTTTTGATAAGTTATTAGTGCGTTCACCTTCGGTAGTTCGTAGCAATTCAGCTGTTTCAAATCTAAAGAAATAGCCATCACGTTTTTCTTGCTCAAGCAATAATGATTTATCCAAAGCACATTCAAAAGAATGAATGATAGGCGACAACGTATGCTTCAAAAAATGAAGTTGATTTTGTTCAATCGAGCCATATTTATTAGCAGCAGTAGTAATCATGCTTTCAGGCACACCAAATAATTTACAAATTTCAGTAGCAGTTGATTTGCTAGTTTCCGAAATTTGTAGCTCATTCGGATTGAGCGATAAAGGTTTATAATCTAAACCTTCTTCAAGTATTACAGTTTTAGCACTGTTTTTGGAACCTGTGTATATTGATTGCCATGATTGTCTTAGTCGGTCAATCATTCCTTGAGTTAAACGACCAGTCATTTTTAGAACGCCTGTCGGAACTGCGCTATTGTTATAAAGATTTTTTGTGTATTCAATTTCAGCTAATGCTTGCTCGAACAATGATTGTCCACGAACTAAAACACCATTTGCTTCAAATGGATTAACAGGGTTATTCATCACTCGTAGCAATTGGTCAGGTTTAAAAGTTTTTTTATCCGTTTTGTTTTTAAATCCTTGACCAGTAATTGTTGTTAGATGATAATCAGCGTCCACGTACTTATAGCCATTGTGGAAAACATCAACTTGAACATTTTTCGATGGCAAATGATTTAATTCGGTTAGTTCCTCAACTTCTTCAATCATTCCACCAACACTGACAGGTTCTGATTGTTTGCCAATATTAGCAATCGCCTGTCCATGTAAAATGTAATCTTTGAGCATTAACTTTTTAAAGTCGATAGCGTTCATATGCTCTTGGTTTTCGTGATTCAGTAGATTAACACGTTTGTCGATTACTTTTTCAATCGAGCCATCTTCAGCATTTTCTTTGTATAGAAAAACTGGCATTTGTGCAATTGTATTTGTGATTAGATCCAAACAAGCTGAAGCGGTAGCAATTTTCACTACATTTTCTTCTCTAGCTCCAGATGGAACACCACTGATAAAGCTATTTGATGAAATTTCAACTCCACCAATTGTTACAGTTGAGCTTCGGATTTCTTCAACTTCTTCCGACAATTTAGCAAGTTGATTTCGTAGTTCGATATTTTCTTGCTTTGATTTATTAAATAAAGCCATATATTAACCTCGATTCTTACAAAATAAAAAAAGACCGTCACAAAGTGACAGCCTAAATGGTTGTTTTCATTATTGAACTGAAGTTCTCGACTACTTCAGCTCTAAATGAACACAAATTGAAAAAATTGATTTTAACAAGAGAAAAGCTTGTTAAAGTTTAATGTTGTTGGAAATCAACATTAGGGAAAGCATGATAAACTCATGCTTTTTAAACATTGACTTGCTCATGAACATTTTGACAAGAACTAACCGAAAAGAAATAGGAAGGTATTAATCGCAGTACAGTTTTCACCACACCAGTAGCCACCGCACAACAAGGGGGTTTGATACTTTATGGAATATCAAACTTAAAAACGGTGGCTATTGCTATGGTGAAACGCTAAAATTCGGATTTTACTTTTTTCCAGTTTCGCTTTACATACGACAAATGAACTTCTGACTGACTTTCAGATTTAAGCCAACTATTTAACATATCACGAGTTTGTGATTGGGAAAATCCTGTATCTTGGCAAAACGTGACAAAGTCTTTTTTTGTGCGTTTATAGTATTCTTTCAATCCGATAATATCTATTAATTCAGAATCAGTGAAAGCAATTTCAGTGTTAAATTAAATCACCTCATTTGATTTTATTGGTTCGTTTGCCGAACTACCCTTACTTAATATATGTGCAGTGCTCGGAGCAAAGTAAGGTAATTCTATGAAAGATTTTAAAATAAATTGGTTGGGAACTGGCGAAACCAGATGCCCAATTGACATACTAATATACACTGTTGATACTAAATTAAGGGTGTTTTTAACTTTTTCTGATATTATTTAATTGAATATTAATATTCAAAAAGACGGAGTTGAAATAATATGGAGCCAGTTAAATATATTAAGGACATGCTGAATATAGCTGAGGGAACAGTAGTTGATACAGCAGTGGACGTTGGTTTAGAAGCAATCCCAACTGTTGGACAAGCGTTACAATCGTACAAAATAAAGAAACTTGAAAAACGAATGAATACGCATGAACCACAATTACAGATTATTAAAGAAAAAATTGAACAAAGCGAAAATGAAGTTTTCTACAAGCAAGAAATATTTCCGTTGATTGTAAAAAGTTTAATGGAAGATGATGAAGATTCAAAAGCAAAAGTAATTATTGATGGATTTGAATACATTATTGATAATGATTTATATGAAATTGAACGAATTTATCATTATTACGATGTGCTTTCAGAGCTAAGATACAGCGATATAATGATTTTTGTGAAAATGTACATGCCATATGAAATGAGAAAAGAATCATTAAAAGCATCCATTGTATTATATTCGCCTGAAGATATGAATAAACATGAGCGGAACTTATTTTATGAAAAAGAAGCTATTGGAGTTTATCAGCAAAATAAATTAATTCGATTGGGACTTGTTGAGAGTAAAGTTGCTAATGTTGACGGCGGCGATTTTAATGACAAAGGACAAATGAGCCTAATTGAAGAAAAAAATGTAATTACCGATTTTGGAATTAGATTTTTAAAATTCTTTTCAATCGAGGAACCTGACGAAGCTTAAACAGATATTAATATATAATTGAAAAATTTGTAAGCTCTGTCAGCCACATTTTGTCCAAAAAAGTCCAATAGGTACCTTGCGTGTAAGTTAAGGTACCCTTGTCTTCGACAATCCCTATAATAAATTTCCACTGAACAGTAGGGGAGACTATAAAACAAATTCTCGTTCATCTTCTTGTGGTGCTTTCCAATTAAAATCTAATTCTTTTGTTCCAAGTTGACTGTTACATGTCCGACACAAACAACAAAGGTTGCTTTCATCGAATATCAATTCAGGATAATCACGCCTGTTTTTAATGTGATGAACAGTCATGTTAGCTGTTTCGATGATACCGAACTTAATCAAACATCTTTGACAGTAGCCACCGTCACGGTCAAGTACCCTTAATCGTAACTTCTTCCAGCGACTTGACTTCATAAGCTTATCTGTTTCACCTTCGGTTGCTTTATTCCTTACACGTTTCTTACACTGACAAGTAGCTGTGTAAGGTATTCGCTTACCACAGCCACTGCATATTTTAGTTCTCATGTTATTAATCCTTTCATTTGTGATATATCACGTTAAAGCTTTCATCAGCATTATCAATTTCTTTTTCATTTGTGTTCTTGTTCATGATTCCTATTACAATCAAAAGCACAGGTAGCATTAACAGTATAATCATGCTATCTCACTCGCTTGTTTTAACATCATCTTTATTTCATTGGCTAACTGTTTAGAGATTAGATCATCTTTCTTTATGGTTGCCTTTTGTTGTTCACACAGTTCAACACTGCTTACTTTATTACGTTGTGTCCGTAAACAATCTTTAACATGTAATATTGCTAATGTAATAGCATTCAGTTGCTCAACAGTGTGGTTAAAGTAAGACAACATAGCATAGTTCCGTTTCACATTTATCATCGTTGCTAATAGAGTATGACGTTGATAATTGCTATCGAAAGCTAACTCTTTTAATATTAGATAGAATCCGTTTAGCACTACATCAGATTCCTTACTCATTAATGGTGAATAATTATTCAAAGCGACTAATAATTCTTCCGTGTGGCGAAAATCATCAATAGCGAATAACAAATCTAATACCTTACTCATCATCATTGTGCCACCTCTGCATATTCCCAAATAAACCCTTTGTAAGTTTTAAGATTTTTATTACATGCCATGCTAATACCTTGATAAGTTCCTTCAACTTCTTTAGCAGCGATAACTGTGCCTTCATGTATTTTGATGATTTCACCATTTAATGTTTTTTGTATCACAATTTGTTTTTGAGCACCGTTGTTTATTCTTCTTAATTTATTGGCAACTGCGTGTTGACTATTTTGTTTAGCAGTCGTCCATTCCAAATTATCAGCTCGATTATTCTTTTTGTTGCCATCTAAATGATTAGCCTGATGTTTTTTTGATGGAGATTTGCCATTGAATACTTCACATACGATTCGATTCAACCTAAATATTTTTTGCTTCTTATTTTTACTTAAGCCAATTAATACATAATCAGTCGCGCCTTTTGTCGCTTTCAAAAATTCACCATTTTCATTTTTATGAAACGACAATACATTTCCAAAATTGCTAACCTTATATAATCCCTCATAGCCAGGAATCCATTTATAAATTTCTGTTTCCATTTGTACATTCTCCTTTGTTAATTTGTGTGTCGGTGGGGTCTGCCTGTGGCAGATCCCACCTTGATTAAAATACAAGTTCTTTTTTGTTTCTTGGCGTTGCTCGAATAATATTCTTTGGGTCGTAATAATCTTCAATCGTTGGTTCTTGAATCCATTTATCATCAGAATAATAGCCGTTTTCGATTGCCCAAATGTCCCAAGGTTTGACGTAAATCCTTGAGGCAACACCAGCTTTCTTTTCTGCTTGTTCTTTGAAGTGAATCAATCCAGCTCGTTGCAAAAACTTTTTGCATTGTTTATAGTTACTGCTTTTGATACCAATTTCTTTTAAAGCGTCTTTTTCAGGTAAACAGCAGTAGTATTCTCCGTTGCTATCGACAAAATCTTTTTTACCTTCTGAAGTGTGTTTGAACTTAGACAAACTAATTTTGTCTTCGATGGCTGCGTATAGCATAACCGCCCAGATACCGCCTTCTTTGTCGTCCTTGATTCTATCATCTACCATCATAGTTTTTCGTGGTTGGTAGAATGTGTTGTGATTGACGTTTTCATCGTGTAAATACATTTCATATATCTCCTTCTGGCATATTAATTGGCATGATATTTATTAGCTGAAAATCTCATTTAAATCTGCTTTTAATTGCGCTGTTTCTACAAAGAAGAAAACAGTTAATTTTTCCTTCGTGGCATGAGGTTCACAGTAAATAAAATCATGCCCTCTTCTGATTAGTTCAATAGCGATTTTCTTGCTATGAATTTTTTTGATTATCATATGATTGTCACTCCATTTGATTTGATTTGAATATTAATATTCAATTATTTATCCTTCTAAATCTTTGCGAATCAGTTGTTCAATATAGGCACTAAATGATAGTCCTAATGATTTAGCACGTATTTTTCCTAAATTGAAAATTGCAACTGTGATTAATACAGTGGATTTAACTTTATTCAATTTGCTCACCCTTTCTGTTGTCTTAAAACATATATATATAGGTCAATCAAAAGTAAGGTATTTTTCATTACTTTTTCTGTTTTTTTTACATAACGTTATTATATTGTTCGCTAGCGAATTGTAAGGGTGACATTAAAGGTTAATAGTTTCTTCATATAATAGAAAATAAAAAAACTTCCCACAGGGAAGAAAAACAGCGCAGAAAAACGCTAGTTTTTCGCTGTGTTGTTTTCTTTTATGTTGTTTTAGTTTAATAAGTATAGTTAATAAGTATAGTTAGAAGTCGTCTGGCGACTAACTAGTTAGTTGCTTGACGACTACCTAGTTAGTTGTCTGGCGACTATGCGTAGTTGTCTGGCACCTACCCCAAAAAAGGTAGTTTTTCAGCAACTAACCTATTAAAAAATATTCCAACTTTCTACTAGTCTCGCTCAAAGCCATGTCTTACGATAATGGCAAAGGAGATGTGATTACATATGAACAGATTGATAGTAGCAAACGCTATTGAGGTAATGACTAAACTGTTTTTCGAGGAAGGAAGTAAGAATAACGAACTGGCATTTAAAGCAATGGAAATATTCATTGAGCTGGGTTTGATGAAGGATATTAGATTAGTAGCAGAAGTAATAGAAGCGCAGAAAGCATTTGCATTGCTGGAGAAGATAAAACTTTTTGATGTAATAGCAGCTGGTAAAATTGAGGACTTGTTAAAGGGATATTAAATAAGGGAGGTAATAATATGGCTGTTGACTATACAAGAAATGGAATTCGTATCGCCTTGGAGTTGTGGCTGAGCACGGAAAATGATTTTGTTGTCGAGGAGCTTCTGGATCTATTGATTCACACAGGACTGTTCGACAATACTGACCAAGTCATAAGCATAATCGAAACGGAAGAAGCGCATGTCCTATTGCCATTTATAGTGAAGTTGCTGAGAAGACAATTGAATGAGCTTAAAGATGAAATGGGGAACGATGAAAGCTAATGGGGTTGAAGCTGATTTATAAGTACAGTATGGCTATGGATCTTATCCGTATGGGGAATGATTTGGAATACACAGCTCGGAATCGTGAAAATCCGAAGTATCAAGTGTATTTCTTCACTCACGATGAAAAGCTAAACAGCGATATTGCTCTATTGATGGAACGTTTATATGCTGAAAGAAAACAAAAGGGAACTTTATAAGCTCCCTTTTTTTGTTCAATCCATTCTTTCAAATTTCTCATCGTAGCAGGGTTTGCAAACAATATCATCTTCATGTACAAAGTCGCTTTTATCAGTCCAGCCACATTCCACACAATTTTTGAATAGTTCTTTTAGTTTATATTCTTGTTTACTACCTGGCTTTACATTTGCAAATAATTCATCTGTACTATAGCCCATTAGCTCCCCTCCGTTCTTATACAAATTATACCAGTTTAATAGAGTAACCAGCAATGAGACTTGTTCTAGAACAGGTGTTTTTTTATTTTTATTGATTAATGTTGACCATTGTCAGCTAATTCGATTTAATAGTAATATGGAACTATTTTCTAAAGGAGTGAAATACAATGAGCAGTGATAATGTTTGGACAAGTAAAAGAAAAGAAGCATATGAATTTGCAAAATTACTAACAGTGGTAGATGGCATTAATGAAGTGAAGGTTCATAAATCTGAAGCGTTTGAATTTAATGTTATATTCGGTATTGACGAAAAGGTTCACGAGCACTCGCTTTATATTGAAATGGCTACTCTTTTAAAAGAATATGATTTACAAGGCATTAATACTCATGGTGCAAGATGGGAAAGAGCATTTCAAGAAATTAACAATGAAGATAAATATTAATCATTGTGATTGATATGAATAGTGAGATGATTAAACAATTAAAATTTAAAATGCTATTATTTTTAGGATTAGGTATTGGCGGAATTTTTTTAACTAATTACCTTACTGACTTACAAAAAGAAATAATTATCCTACAAAATGAAGAAATCTTCAGTGAAAAAATAGAGCCAATTGATTATTATGCAAATGAAATAGATGGAAATGTAGATGCTGGTTATATTTATAGCGAAGAAGACCAGCCGATTATAGATAAGCGAGAGCAATTACTCGCAGCTGCGGATAATTCTAAAACCATTGGTATTATTGTCTGTTTTATTTTCATATTTTTATCATTTTATTATTACGATAGGTTTTCAAAAGAAAAAAAGAGTAGTAAGAGTTTATAATAAATACATTGAAATTCCACCAGTTGAAATCAGCTGGCGTTTTTTTATTGTCAAAAAGGAAATTAGCTTTTGAATGTCGAATATTGGAAAGTGGGAGGTGATAATATGGAAAATGCAAAATATAAGCTTTATTATGTTAATGGCGAAACTGAAGTATTAGAAACGGAAGATAAATATATCAATGATGCTAAAACTGGCTTAAATCTTAAGTTGGCACATAAACCAACATGGATTAGGGTTGGCGGTAAACACATTAATTTATCGAACGTTATCAGTATCGAAGTTGTTGGCGAAAATGAAAAGATTACATTGAAACCAATTAAATTAACAGTAACAGAGTAAGCTTTCCTTCGGGAAAGCTTATTTTTTTTATTTTTTCAAATTCGCATTTGCATAGGGTAAATTTTGATTTTAGCTATTACAGCGTACTTCCATATTAAACCCCTATGGAGCGTTAAATGTCACTAGCGACAAATTAATTTGCACATCATCTGAATAGTAGAATTACCATTCATTAAACACGAACATTAACCTGTTAACTTATGTTTATAGTTCGGATTTTGATGAAAAAATTGTAGACAAAGCTCGGTTCGTGGTGCTAGTATAAGAGTACGCCCAGCAGGGTAGTACATTAAACGGAATAATTACAAAATATCCCCAATTACATAATAAAAGCAAAACTATGGGGGAATTGAATTATGATTAATCGAGTTATTTATGGTGGAAAAGTATATTATAAAGTTGCTGATTTAGCAGAACTTTTTGATGTTTCATTATATAAAATGAGGAAAATCGTTAAAGCACAGAACATTGGGGAAAATCTTCAAGGTTTTGGTCGTGCTGTATTTGTTATGGAAGAAAACGTTGCTAAAATCGAAGTTCGCAACGAGGTAAAAATTCTAGAAACTAAATTCACAGTAGATCCAGTGAAAAAAGTAAAAACTGTAAAAACGCCAGTGATTGATGTGAAGAAACCAACTAAAAAGTCGGCAAAGAAAAACGTTGATAATGTTGTGGAACTTCGGGGCAAAAGCAAAAACGAAATTGTAACAATCGCTAATGATATTTTAACGCTACAAAATGAACATACTCAATTGTTAGACAAAGGCAAAAAGTTATCACAAAAAATTGGTTTAGCGGGGAAATTATCGCTGACGAATGACATTGTAGATAAACATTTGGGCTCAGGAGAAGATTTATTTAAAGCTCCTGTTGATAAAATTGAACAAATTCGTTTAATTATTGCGGAGTTAGAAATTGCTGTTACTGAATTGAATGAATCATCTGGAGAAGTAGCAGTTGCATTAAATGTTGATACGCCCAATGATGAACCAGAGCTGTCTTTTTAAGGTTTCCTTACAGCCATTTCTAAATACCTATAATAATAGTATAAATTATAGGAGGTTCGATTATGGTTGCCAAAAGAAACAACCCATTGTACCGTAAATGGCGAAATATCATTTCAAGATGCTACATGCCTTACAACAACAATTTCAAAACTTACGGAGCAAAAGGTGTAACAGTATCTCAACGCTGGTTGGATTTCGATAATTTTGCTTATGATGTTGAGAATCATTTACCTAATGGACATTTGCTTTACGAAAAAGGTTATGATTTAGACAAAGACCTTAAAGGTGGCAACATATATTCCCTTGAGAATTGCACAGTATTATTATCGGAAGAAAATCGGAAAATTGCTCGTGAAAAACAAAAGAAAGCTATATCAGCAAAACGAAATAATGAAGAATTGATATTTGATTCAGTTGCCGAGGCTAGCCGTCAGTTGAATATAAACAGAGGCAGTATACAGCAGTATTTGAAACGGGGAGAAGTACATACTTCTGGGTATTTGTTTCAGTACGTGTGA